CTATGAGGGTCAGCGCGTCGTGCCGTTGACTGATAATTCAGTTTATGGCGGATACGGCCTCGGACAATGGACTAACGGTGGGGCACAAAATCCCCTGTTAACGCGCCGTACAGAAATGGTTGAATGGTTACGTGCAAACGGCTATGCAGACGATTCGGGCGAAGGACAACTGGCTTTTTTAGTGCATGAAGATTATTGGCACCCGCGCCCCGGTTACACTTCTGCGTTTTCAAGCTTGCAGGATTTTCTAAATTCTGATTCAACCGATATTGATTTTCTGACACAAGAATATATGTGGTGCTGGGAAGGGATAAATGACGGAACATTGTCCACGCGTATTCAGGCAGCGCATTTAGTATATGACTATTTGTTGCGAAATGCCAACGATGCAAGTATACAAAACTGGATTGTTGGCAATCGGCTATTATCAGAACCCGAACGCCTGCACAACGCCGTGTTAGTCTGGCGCTTGACGAGTGCGAGCGGCGGCGGCGGCGGGACTGATGTTAATATCATTAATCCGATTTATCGACCGTATCACGACCGACCCCGCGCATGGTTTTATTTGAAAAATAGAAATTAAAAGGAGTGATTCAAAAATGGCAATCAAAACGACTGAGGAACTTGTCACGGCGGTAAATGCCCTGTTCCCCGAAGCAACCGATGAAGCACTTGCATTTCTTGAGGATTTGACCGATTCCATGAATGCGAGACCGACCGAGCCGGAGCGAGACGAAAACGGCGTTTCTTGGCGTGAACGCTATGAGCAGAACGACCGCGAGTGGAGAGAGCGATACCGCGATCGCTTCATGACTGGCGGCAACGACGGCGGAAATGGTTCTGATATTATCGTTGACGTGGATGATGCCCCCGACAACGTAGTGGAACCCCCGCAGACGTATGAAGAACTGTTTACCGAAAAGGTAGACTAAAATAAGAAAAGGAGTGATTATACAATGCCTTATCAGATTACCGAAAGTGTTCTGAATGCAAGCACCATTGACATTCTGAACGTCATTCGACAGAATTCGACCGCAGCGTATCAGGCCGCAATCCCCGCTATCGAGACCGAGCAGCAGATTATGCACGTTGGTCAGGTGCTTCTTGGTCATCCCGCGCTCGCTAACGAGTTTGCAAACGCGCTTGTGAATGAGATTGCGCTCAAGCGTATGCAGAGCGTTATTTTCAACAATCCGCTCAAGCGCTACAAGAAGGGCTTTCTTGAGTTTGGCGAGACCGTCGAAGAAATTTTCGTCGAGATCGCAAAGGGCCTGCATTATTCCCCGGAGAAGGGCGCTGCGCGTGAAATGCGTCGGTATGTGCCGGATATCAAGACCGCATTCCATGTCATTAACTGGCGCGTTCTGTACCCGGTCAGTATTCAGCGCAAGGATATCGAGCGCGCTTTCCGTACCGTCGAGGGCGTGCGGTCTCTGATTGAAAATATCATTCAGAGCGTTTATACTGCTGCCGAGTATGACGAATATCTCCTGTTCAAGTACCTTCTTATCAAGGGTGTTGCGCGCGGCGCAATCACCACGGTCAACCTTGGCGCAAATGCTACTCTGCGAGATGAAGCCGTCGCGTATCGCGGCGCGGTCAATAAGCTGCCGTTTATCTCGAACCGGTACAATGCGCGCGGCGTGAATACGGCGACCCCGAAAGACCGTCTTTGCATCTTCATGTCTGCCGACCATGAAGCGGCTTTTGATGTGGACGTGCTCGCGGCGGCGTTCAATATGGACAAGGCAGACTTTCTTGCGCGCAAGGAGATCATTGACGACTTCACCACGTTCGACAATGACCGCTTTGACATTATCCGCGCGGAGTCCGATGGCCTTGAGGAAGTCACTGACGCAGAACTTCAGGCAATGGGCAACGTCACCGCAATGCTGATTGATTCCGAGTGGTTTCAGGTATACGATAATGTGTATCTGATGAACGATGATGAAATCGCGGCGGGTCTCTACTGGAACTATTTCCTGCACGTCTGGAAAACGGTTTCCTTCTCGCCCTTCTCCAATGCTATCACGTTCGTTAAGGGCGCGGCGGCAATCACCGCCCCGGCGACGTTCACCGCTGCTGTTGCAACGCTTTCCGAAGGTGTTGACGGTTCCCCGGTTGTAAAGACGATTACCCCGGCCGGTCTTGCGGCGGGCGCTATCGTTAATCGGTTCGAGGCGACCGGGACCAATGGCGCGGCGCTGATTGGCGTGACCGATTACGGCGCAGCGCTTGTGCAGCTCGGCGAAGATGATGTCAGCGTCACCATTGAAGCGGTCTGGAACTACGGCGAGACTGAACAGCGCTACACCTATACGGGTGCGCTTGCTGATGGTAATATCACCTTCACCAAGGTACAGTAAATTTTCAAACTCTATCCCCCGGTCAATCCGGGGGATAATTTGAAGGGGTGTGATTTAATGGCATATATTACGCCGGATTCTGAGATCAGGCTTGGAACGATTGCCGGGCTTGATAATACCTACCGGGATTCGTTGCAATTTGACACAGATGCCGACCAATTCACATATTTTTGGAACCGTCTTTCAACGCAGCTTTCCGCGCAGAGCTATCGAAGAAGTACAGCATCGTCAATTAAAGTACAGTTACCGTTTAGGACAGCGGGGCAGTATAATTATATGATGTTCCGTAATAGGGCATATGAAAATGTGTGGTTTTATGCGTTTATTACGCGCGCCGTGTTCATTTCTGAAGAAGTAACAGAACTGTATTTTGAGATTGACGTGCTTCAAACTTATTACTGGATGTACACGCTGCAAGATTCCTTTATTGAGCGGGAGCACGTCGAAGATGATTCAATCGGCTTGCACACAGCAGCCGAACCCGTGGATATTGGAGAGATTCGATGTGTGGACGTTCTCGCAACCGATTATTTTGACGATTATTCGATTGTGCTAGCTGCTGCACAATTGCCGGGGGGTTGATATTATGGGGCAGATTATTGACGGGCTTTATACCGGACTTAGAATGCGAGCATACCCCATGAACACGGCGGGGGCAGTCAGCGTGGATAATGATATCAACGCATATATTCAAGGCAATGCGGTCGAATCAATTGTTTCGCTTTTTGCGTTTCCGACTGACTTCATCGATAACGAGGACACCGGAGAAACGCAATCGAAAACGGTAACGATTAATCGCCCGAATAATATCAACGGATATATCCCGCAAAATAAAAAGCTGCTGACATATCCGTATATGTTCCTATCCGTTGACGCGCTGAATGATTCCGGTAATTTCCGCTTTGAATGGTTTGGAGATCAAACCGACGAAAGCCCCGACACGGTTGACTTTGAGTTGATGCCCGCAATGTCCGTTGACCCTACAATCAAGGCGTACCCGGTACATTACAACGGCGCTAGCGCGCAGGGATACGGTGCATCGGACGGTTCACCGCTTGACGCTGTTATGATGCGTGGTTTTCCGCAGCTCGGTTATATCATTGATTCTTTCCGGGCATGGCTCGCACAGCGGGCGACGGGTGAAGCGATTGCAATGGGCGCGGGCGCGGTCTCGGCGGTTGCGTCTTTTGCGACGGGTAACGCGCTCGGTGGGGTGCTCGGGTTGTCTGGGCTTGCAATGCAGGCCAACAACGCTATCATTGAAGCGACAAAAGGTAATCTTGCGCGGGGCAGTTATTCAGGCTCCATTGACGTTGCGAGCCGGACGAAGAATTTCTATTTTCGTACCATGGCAGTAACCGACGAATATGCCCGGATGATTGATTCGTTTTTCACCCGCTACGGATATGCCGTTTCCGTGATGCGTGTCCCGAGCCGGAAAAACCGGAGATATTATACTTATATCAAAACAAATGGGCTTAATATCTCTTATGCTTTTGGCTCGCCGGGTATTACCTCGGAGATCGCCGCTAAGATCAAAAGCATTTATGACAATGGCGTTACTTTTTGGCGCGCTCAAACCGGAGTTAATATCGGGAACTATACCGTGACAAATACACCGCTTGGTGAACGTGAATGAAGGTGATGAATATTGAGCAGAAATAGACAGCAGAAACGGCGCAACGTCGCCGGGATTAAGAATAACCTAACTTTTCAACACTATTTGAAGCTGTTGACAGAGCTTGCAGTTAATCGTTTCGAGTGGCAGAACCTACCGCCCGAAATTGATGCAAGGTATGTCGAGATGCAGCTAATCAAGCGCCCCGGTCTGGTTTTCTTTCAAGACGCTAATTTAGCTTTTGAGGATTCAAAAGGGTATTTGTTCCTGCCTTTTAACGTCTATGACCGCTTGTCGGTTTATGACAATCCGATTAAGTATAACGCTATCGGCGCGAACGGGTATTTCTCAAAGCAGCTTAGTCCGAAAAATTCTGTTATCTGTTGGGCGAACAAAACCCGAACGGCTGATATGCCCGATATTATTGAGTATGCGCAGAAGCTTGCTGAGATTGATAGAACGATCATGGTTAATTGCAATGCGCAGAAAACGCCGATTATAGTGATGGGCTCACAAAATCAGCGGTTGACGCTTGAAAATTATATCAAGGACGTAGAACAGAATGTCCCGTTCTCTTTCGTCGACGTGGATTCATTCGCCGGGGCTGAATTTAAAGTGTTTAACACTTCTTCCCCGTTCGTTTCTGATAAGCTGCAAGAGCTCAAAGAAGCTTACTGGAATGAAGCACTGACATTTCTTGGTATCTCGAACGTTAGGCATGAAAAGAAAGAACGCCTTATCACCGACGAAGTGCAAAGGGCCCTCGGCGGCACTTATGCCGCACGGTTTACAGGTCTTGATATGCGGCGCATCGCTTGCGAGCAGATCAATAAAATGTTTGGGCTGAATGTCTGGGTTGATTGGCGGTCTGAAACAGAAGAATCAGACAGCGAAGTGGATGAACCAAACGAAGCTGAAAACGACGAAGAAACCGAGGAAGGGGGCGCGTTGAATGGCTGAGTATACAACCGAGCTGCGTACATTGTGCGAGTTTTACGCGGGTCAGTCTGAGCACGTCGGCGCGTCAGGTGTGCTTTCCGTGATTGATACCGCAAGGCCGTCTATCTTTTCTCTGCCTTATGATATCTATGACGAAACACACCGCGCAGAGCTTGAACGGTCTATCTTGCTTCATTACTGGACGCGGGAAATTGGCCTAGAAACCCCCGGCGCGTTTGTGCTTGCGCTCGGCGCTCGAATGCGGGAGATTATGCCCCGGTACAATGAATTGTACAGAGCAGCAGCAGAAGCGGAAAAAGTTAACGTTATCACGGGCGCTGCTGATTACACAATCACCCGAGATCATGAAAGCGAAACCGACACCGAGACTGAAACCAACACGAAAGATACATCTAAGTATTCCGACACCCCGGGCGGGGCGTTGACGGGTCTGGAAGATGATAGGTATCTGTCATCTGCTGAAATGCGTGACGGGAATATCAAATCGACCGGGAAAGATTCAGGCACATCGAAAGAAACCGAAACCATGTCCGGCACACGCGGTGGAGATTATGCGGGGAATTATGCCCGGTATTTTGCCGCTGTTCAATCAATCGATAAACTCATCATTAAAGACCTCGCGCCCCTGTTTATGGGTATTTATTAAAAGGAAGGTGAAGTTTTATGAACAAATTCGACAGCTTTTTCAACAACCTTTTCCCCCTGCGACCGCTGATTCCGTTTGTGCAGTCTGTTCTTCCAACTGTGTTTGATGATTCTCTTTCGTATCTGGAAACGCTCGGAAAAGTGGTGAAAGCACTGAATAATTCCACATCGAATGTGAACACGCTCGAACAGGCCGTTCGCGCTTTTGCCGATGATCTTGCGCAGTATGAAAATCTGTCTATCACCCCGGTCAATGTCGTTTTTAACAACGATACAGGCACTTATACCGCATCTATGACGTATGCTGACATTGTGTCAGCTTTGAACGAGGGACATACCGTTATTATGCACGTTACCGGGTCGGTTTATGATACGGGCATTGAATTCTATAGTGCTGCACTGAAAGCGGAAACGACGAGCGGGAATGTGCGGGTGCTCTATTGGGATTCACCTGTTTATATCGTCGACGGTAATACTGTTGTTTATCGTGCGTTCATTAATGAGAATAACGTTCCCGGCGTATTGCGGCGCGTGATCGACGGGGAAACCGGGTCTACTACACTGTTCGTTCGTTATGATTCCACACAGGGCGAGGCGGATAAAACGTATGCCGAGATCATGCAGGCGATTAATAACGGTGATAATGTCGTTCTGATTGCTGACGGGTATTATATTAGCCCCGCCCGCGTTGCTGAGACGTTCGTTGAATTTGTGACGGGCTCGCTTGTTTCTTATTCCAACGGCTATAATCTCGGCGTTATTCTGTACACTGTCACAAATAATGATGATTGGTCTGTTCTCCGCAGGGGCTTTCCTGATACGGTGAGAGTGGACGCAATGATCGATGCGAAAATTGACGGCCTCGAAGGGTTCAATTCAATTGCGACTTTGAATTATAACGAGAGCACGGGCGCGGTTACTTATTTCGACGGCGCACAGACGGTTAATGTGACCGGCTATGATATTAATTCTCGGTTTCTGAATAATCCGAAAATGCTGCCGGTTATGCTTGGTTTTACCCGTGTCGGAAACGACGGGGCTTTGTTTGCATATTATTTCCCCGTGAGATATGGCACGGTTGGAAATGATGAGGTCGTCGAGTTTTGCCGGGTTTTCAATGGGAATTATGAACTGGTTTCTGTGCCTTGGTCGTCTAATATCGCGGTGAAAACGTCAACGCCTATCGGCGGGGGGTCTGCGCCGTATAAAATCCCTGTTTCCGCTTCTGGTGGGGTTTATAGCACTACGGCAACGGGCGCAGAAATTTTCGAGAACAGATTCAACTGTTATGCTGAAATTAACGGCGTGATGTACTACCCTGTTGGGTGCTCTACTTCGGGCCCGGTTGGTGACGTGTATCTCGCTGCTGTTGACCCGCATACGGTCGGGGCTTATGACGTTGAGATTTTGCAGTTTCATCTTACTGGTGCTAATAATATCCCCGCTGTTACCCGGTACAGCAACGATATTGATGCGGGTGAAACGCAAAAAATTATGATCTCGGCTTCCTCTGCTGATATCCCGCCGCTGCAACCAAATAAACTGTATGTTTTCACTGGCGATGCAGCAAGCCTTAATATCACCCTTGCAGCTCCGAGCGATAACAATATTGCAAATGAATATCATTTCATTTTCAACTCTGGCGCTACTCCGACAACGCTGACGCTTCCTAGCACTATCAATCAGCCGGACGGATTCACGGTAGAAGCAAACCATGTGTATGAAGTGAGCATTCTTGAAAATAATATGCTTGCTGCTGGTTGGGCGGTGAGTGGTACATGAATATTCTTCGCAGACGCGCTATGATGCAGAGCAGAGCGGGTATTTCGCCCGTTCTGCCCGCGGAGTATCAGCAGGTGGAATGGATAGGAAGCAGCGGAACACAGTATATTAACACAAGGTATACCTTGTACGAAAAAGGTATATATTGCAATTTTATGCTAGATTCTATTAACAGTAGCAATGAAATTTGTGTGTTTGGTAAACTTGAACCCGGTTATACGGGTTATTACTGGTTGTATAAACCAACAGATAGTCAAATGTGGGGTGTAACACGGGGAAGAAAAAGTTTCCCTGTAGGAGAAATTACGACTAACCAATGGCACACACTATCCATCCAAGGAGATTATAACAACCCGACAGTTGAATTTGATGGGGTGCCAAAACCGCAATCGTCTGAATCTGCCGGGAACGCCACAACATACAGGCCAATATATCTGTTTGGTAATAACTTTAATGAATCATTTCGATACGGAGCTACTTGTAAAATTAAAAGATTTACTATTGATAACTTTGCTGATTTTATACCCGCTTATAGGAAAAGCGATGGAGTTATCGGGATGTATGACATTATAAGAAACGCATTTTATACAAACTCCGGGACGGGCACTTTTACAAAAGGAGCTGACGTTAATTGAATTACGCAAAACTTGAAAATGGTTACCCGGTTTATTCTCCGAAAAGGATGATTATCGGTGAAATGTGGGTGTATAACCCTACTACGGAACAGCTTTCCAAAATGGGATATATGCCTGTAATTGAAACGGCTGCACCGGAAACGGATGACAAACACTATGCCGTGCCGTCTTGGGAGATCGTGAACGATGAAATAGTTGAATCTTGGTCTGTTCTTGAAATTCCCGATTATGCTACTGAAAAAGACTATGAAAACGCCCTTGTTGAAATGGGGGTGCAATTCGATGACTAAAACGGAATTGTCAAGCGCGGTCGGAAAGTGTAAAGAGGAGACAAAGAATGCGCTGCAAACTCTGTTCGATAAGATCAATCAAGGGCAGAGAAAGCAGCTTGTGAAGATTCCCGAGATCAAAAAACTGTTTGATACCTACGGCGTGGAATACTAAAAATAAAAGAGCGGGTATAATGCCCGCTCTTTTGTCGCCCCGCAGGGCGTTTCGGCTTAGATTCTTCTATTATCAAGAATCTTATATTCTTCGCTGCTTTCAAGCTTGCTACAAAAATAGTCAGCCTGCCCTTTAGTTTCAAAAAGCATTTTCCTAATCGTATAATGCCCATCCGGTGAGCGATATTCATAAGTAATCTCGATCATTGTTCATACTCCCCTTCCATAATCTTGGCGACGGCCTGCCCGTCTGCCTATAGTCAATATACCACATACGCGCTCTAATGTCAACCCTAAATTTTAGGTACACAGATGTACCCCGTCGAAAGGGGGGAAGATGAACCCTACCTATGTTTGTTTATCTACTGACGGCTCCCA